TGGCAAACGGTATTGGCGTTGAGGACTTGTTGTTTTTGGCTTGGGAAGCAAGCAAGCAAGCAAAAATTGTTGTGCCGTCAGAATTCGACACGTATTGCAAACAAGTAACCAACATTGAGGTAACCGCACAAGAGGCCCCAAACCCTACCCAAGCGGCACCTACCGCCGGCAACTAGCCGAACTGTTAGTTGCAACAGGGTGGGCGCCGCATTGGTATTCGCAAGTATTTGACGCGCAAGACTTAGCAACGGTGGCTAAAGTTTTGGGGGACAGAAACAAAAGGTAACCCCATGGCGCAACCAGTTTTACAGGTAAAAGGTATTCAAGAAACCTTGGCGCTATTAAACAAAATAGACCCGTCCTACCGGCGCAAGATCACTACCCGCATTAAGCGAAGTGGCGAAATAATCCTTAGCGAAGCCCGCAGCATGGTGGCCCATTACGACAACAGCAAAGGCAACGGCGCCCCATTGTCGGGCATGGCTCGAGGCAATTTAGTGCGCGGCCGTGAGACCAGTTGGCGAACCGATCAGGTACAAAAAGGTTACAAAATTAAGGTAGGTGTACGACCAAGCCGTGAACGCTACGTAGATTTCAACCGTGGCGGTTACACCGAACAAGTTGTTTTTGGTGCAAAGCCTTACCGGCTTATGGTTGTGCAATCAACCGACCCAGCGGGCGTGATCTATGACCATGCCGGGCGAAACGTCAGCAGCCTATTTGTTGCAAACCTTACAAAAGAGGAAGGCAACCAACCGCGTGTAATTGACAAGGCCGTAACTAAGAACCGCGACGCCGTGCAACAAGACATACAATCGGTTATTACCGACGTTGAAAAACGCACAAACACGCAACTAAAGCAGAGGGTTAAATAATGGCAATTAACATACCGATTATTACGTCGTTTGTTAATACTGGTATTCAGGCTGCCGACAAACAACTAAAAAAGTTTGGTACTAGCGCGCAAGCCGTTGCTGGCGCGGCTGGCGGGTTGTCTATTGCATTTGCCACGGTAAAGAGTGTTATTGGCCCGGCTATTACCGCGGCGTCAAACCTGCAAGAAAGCATGTCAAAAGTAAACGTTATTTTTGGCAAGGGTGCTAGCGAGGTAGAAAAGTTTGCAGCGAGCGCGGCCCGTAACCTTGGTCAGTCGAAGCAATCTGTTTTGGACGCTGCCGGGGCTTTCGGTACGTTCGGTAAAGCAGCCGGGTTAGGTGGGCAAGACCTAGCCACATTCAGCAACGACTTTACGGCTTTAGCAACTGATCTTGCTTCGTTCAATAACACAAGCCCCGAGGAAGCCGTACAGGCCATTGGTGCCGCGTTACGTGGCGAAGCCGAACCGTTGCGCCGTTTTGGTGTTTTGCTCAATGACGCGACACTAAAACAAGAGGCGTTAAACCTTGGCATTTACGACGGCAAGGGTGCGTTGACCGCACAACAAAAGATTTTGGCCGCGCAAGCCGCTATTTACAAACAGACAACCGACGCCCAAGGCGACTTTTTACGAACCAGCGACGGCCTAGCAAATAGCCAACGTACGTTAAGTGCCGAGTTTGCAAACATACAGGCACAACTAGGGCAAAAGTTGTTGCCGTTAATGGAAGACTTTACGCAATCGTTGCTTAACATTAGCGATTGGGTGCGCCGTAACCCTAAGACTTTTAACATTATTGGTCAAGGTTTGGGCATGATCGCAACCGAAGCCTTTAAAGCGTCTAGCCGTGTTGCCGTGTTTGCTTACGAATTAGTAAACCTTGTTTCTAATACCGTGGAAGCCGAAAAGGTTACTGGCGCCTACAACGAAAATTTGAAGCGATCTACGGCCGCACATATTCGAGGCGTGGACGCTGCACACGAATTTAATAAAAGCCTTAAAGACACCGAGGTAAAAACGGGTGGCGCGTCTAAAGCAATTAACGAACTTTACGACGTTATTAGCGACAAATTAACCGACGCGCTTGAGGACGCCAAAGAGCAGTTAACCGACGCCCAAGAAGCATTTGCAGACTTTGGGCAATCAGTAGCCGACGGCATTAGCCAAGCGTTTAGTTTTACTGACGCTAAAGAAGCAGGCGACGAAACAGGCGCCGGGTTTTTGGCAGGGTTGCGCGACCAAGTAGCAGGCGTCCAAGAGTATGCGCGCAACGTAGAATTGTTGTTACAACGTGGACTTAGCCAAGACGCGTTGCAATCTGTTTTGGACGCTGGCGCCGAAGCGGGCGCGGCAATTTCGGGTGAATTGGTCGCAGGTGGGCAAGAAGCAATTACAGGCCCGGGCGGTGTAAACGAGTTGGTAGCGACCGTTAAAGGCGTCGCAAACAGGTTAGGCCTTGATACGGCAAGCCGTTTCTACCAAGCAGGTGTAGACCAAGGCAAGGCCCTAGTTGCGGGCTTAGAAAGCGTCCTAGCGAAATACGAAAAGATTTTGGCCAACCCAAAATTAACGACAAAGCGCCTAGAAAACTTGTTAGAGCAAGCGCAAACCGAAATTGCCTTTACGCAAATTACGGCAGGGCAAACAATTGCTACCCCAGCACCTACCGCTTCGAGCATTGCCAGCGTTAACCAAGCCAAAGCAGCACGGACAGGTGGCGCGCCAGTAACGGTAAACGTTAACGGCGGGCTAGCGACAAGCGCCGAAATTGGCAAGGTAGTGACTAACAGCATGAAAGCATATGCGCGGCAAACAGGCCCGCTAGAAATACCAATATCGGGCAGGTTTTAATGCCCGGTACCGCAATTGCCCAAGCCGGCAACTATTCCCTATTAGTTGACACGGGCTACGACGTAAACAGTTTTACCCTTGACAGCGACCTAAAAGGTTTATTAGACGGCACGTTTCCATTAGGCCCGGGTAGCGACTTTGCAGACATAACAGACAGCGCCACTCAAATAAGCATTAAACGCGGTAGGCGCGACGTTGGCGACCAATTCGGTGCTGGCACCATGACATTTACAATTAACGACGTAGACAGCATTTTTAACCCATTCGACGATACCGGGCCGTTTTATAACCAACCCGACGCATTGCCGGGCCTTGCCCCATTGCGAGCCGTTGAACTAATCCGCTACGACGACAACGACAACCCCGAATACTTGTACCGCGGAAAAGTTGTCAACTACAACTACAACTTTGCTTTAGACGGAATAGACACCGTGACCGTGTTTTGTAGCGACAACTTTTATTTGCTTAGCCAAACGTTTATGAACGAATTAAACGTTGCCGTTGAAACATCAGGCGAACGCATAGAAACCGTTTTAGACTTACCCGAAGTGGACTACCCAACGGGTGCCGCTCGAAGCATTGACGTTGGCACCGTAGACCTAGGCCACAACGCAGCGTTTACCGTTCCCGCTGGCACTAACGTTTTAGGGTATTTGCTACAAATAAACCAAACCGCAGAATTTGGCCGTTTGTACGTGGCACGTGACGGGGTGTTGACCTTTACGCCACGTGTGGGCACAACCCTTAGCGCTCCAGCGGTGGCATTTGTTGACAACGGCGTAGGCGTACCGTACGACGGGCTAGGTATTACATTTGAAGCCGACGCGGTAATTAACCGTGTTTACATAGAGAACCTAGACGGCCACAACGCAACCGCCGACGATTTCGCCAGCCAAGCAACCTATTTTGTGCAAACAAACAGCATTACAAACAGCCTTTTAGACAACAGCGAAGTATCGGCAGCGGCAACATACCTTTTGAACGGCACCCCGGAACCCCGCTACAACAGCGTAGAAACCGTATTCGGTGCCTTAACAGACACCCAGCGCGACACCGTAGCCGTCGTTGACATTAGCGACACGGTAAGTATTGAACGCACATTTGTTACAGGCAACAGCACAACCACGCTTGCCCAAGAATTAAGCGTCGAGGGCGTCGAGCATGAGATCACGTTAAACGGGCACCGGGTATTGCTATTTACCAGCCCTACTACGATTGTTTATGAACTGATACTTGACAACGCGCAATTTGGAATTATTGACGCGCTAAACGTGTTGGGTTGATCTAGGCTAAAAGCATGGCAACAAGACAAGATTTTACCGCTGGGCAGGTTTTGACCGCCGCACAAATGGACGACGTGGCGACCGCAATGATTGCATTGAACGCACAAACAGGCACAACCTATACAACGGTTTTAGCCGACGACGGCAAACTTATTACTTGCGACAACGGAAGTCCGATCGCGCTAACTATTCCACCGTCTAGCAGCGTTAATTATGGCATTGGCACACAAATAAACATTATGCAACTTGGTGCCGGCGTCGTAACAATTACGGCTGGCGCCGGGGTAACGCTTCGAAGCGCAGGAAACAAACTTAAAACAAATGCCCAATATGCGGTTGCTACTTGTTGCAAAATTGCTACCGACACATGGGTAGTAGTAGGAAATTTGACGGCATAAGCCATGCAAATTTTGGCAGGCGTAGGCGCTGCAAACCCAACTACAAGCATTGAAGCGCTAGTTGTTGCAGGTGGTGGCGCTGGTGGTTCTTATGGCGGTGGTGGTGGCGCGGGCGGTTATCGCACGGCAACGATCAGCGTAACGCCCGGAACTAATTACACGGTAACAATTGGCGCGGGCGGTTCGGGTGGAACTGGCGGCAACCAAGGCACTAAAGGCAACGACAGTATTTTTGCGACGTTAACAAGTACCGGTGGCGGCCAAGGTGGCGCGTTCAATAGCAACGGTGCCGACGGTGGTTCGGGCGGCGGCGGTGGTTTAAAAAACAGTTCAGGCGCAACGACTGGCGGCGGGTCTAATCCTGCAACTACACCGGCACAAGGTTTTTATGGTGGCAACGGCGTAGGCGCCCCGTCATCGGTTTCTTTGTCGGGCGGCGGCGGTGGTGGCGCTTCAATCCAAGGTAATAACGGTTCAACAGACGACGCGGGTTCGGGCGGTAACGGAACAGCAAACAGCATTAGCGGTGCTTCGGTGACTTATGCCGGCGGTGGTGGTGGTGGTGCAGACGGCCGATCAGGAAGCCCAACAGCGGGTGCAGGTGGTACCGGTGGTGGTGGTGCAGGTGCAACGTCGGGCACAGCAACAAGCGGAACCGTAAACCTTGGTGGCGGTGGCGGTGGTTCAGGATATTTGGCCGACTTTGGAATTGGTGGAAACGGTGGCGCGGGTGTCGTCGTATTGCGATATTCGAGCGCGTTTGACCGTTTAAGCGACGTTGGTGCAGGGCTTACCTACACCGTTACAACGGCAGGCGGTTACCACATTTACAACTTCACAGCGGGAAGCGACACAATCAGGTCTTAATATGGCTTACTACGCATTTGTAAACGACGAAAACATTGTTGTAGACGTTATTCGTGGCAACGACGAAACCGTAGGCGGCACCGATTGGGAAGCCTATTACGGAGAGCAATTCGGTATGCGTTGCCTACGCACCAGTTTTAACGGAAACTACCGGGGTATTTTTGCCGGTATTGGTTACCGCTACGACGAAGCCTTAAATAAGTTTGTTGGCCCGGCGCCATTACCGCCATTGCCCGACCCTGCATGAAATGGCGTTATATGATTGGGTACGTGCTTTTAATTGCCGTCGTAGTTTGGGGTTGTAGTGGTTGCACAGTTTCTAAAACAAATATTGAGTACCAATGCTTTACAAAGGCCGCATGTGAATAAAACACCCGAACAACAACATGCAGGGTTAATAGTTTTTGTTGGCCGTCTAATGGCTATTTGTTTTTCGTTTACTGTCATGGCATTTATATACGGAATTTTATTTGTCGACCAACCTACGGAACAGGCCCCAACAGACGCGCAACTAATTGACCTTTTAAGCACGTTGCTGGTTTTTCTTACTGGCACACTTAGCGGCCTTGTTGCGTCCAATGGACTTAAAAGCAAGCCGGGAACGCCAGCAGAATAATGATTGCTAAAGCCAAACCTAACGTTGTAGGCGCTCGAGATTACATAGGCAACACCGACGGCCCAGCAAACGGTAAACGTGCTGGCACCGAGGAATGGGTACGCCAAGCAATAAAGTACTCAAACGGCGCGTTATGGAACAACGGAACATACGGCCAGCGCGACATTAAAGGTAAACCCGGCACAATGTCAGTACACGCAACAGGCCGCGCTATGGATTTGTCTTACCGCAAAATGGACACCAAAGGCATTAAAGAAGGCCGCGCTGTTTCTAAAGTTTTTATTGACAAAGTGCTGGCAAACGCAAACGCTTTTGGCATACAAATAGTGATTGATTACTGGCCAAAACCTTGGGGCGCGTCATGGCGTTGCGATCGCCAAGCATGGAAAGTTTACGAAACAAAAACCGTTTCAGGTTCACCCGGTGGCGATTGGTGGCACCTCGAATTGTCGCCAGCGTTTGCCGATAACCCCGACGCCGTAAAAGCCATATTTGAAGCCACGTTCGGGGTATCCACAACCGCGTAACAATCGTTGGCTAGGGTTTTTGTACCGACGGAAAGCCCAATTTATGACCGAGCCACAAACCTTTATTTACGAGTGCTACATAACAACCCTTGAAACAGGGCAGCAAGTTATGGTGCAACTATTCAGAGACCCAAAAACGTTTGATTGCCTACACGTGCAAATGGCATATAAAAGCCCAGCGTCC